GGCAGATTTATTGAATATCCAATATATGAAGCAACTGGCGACGAAAACGAAATAGTTTACTTATTACCTGGTGATAATGTGATTATTGATCATTTTAACATAGATGTATATGTTAAAAGTGTTTCTAACGAAAAATGGACACAATGGACAAGAACTAATTCATTATATTTAGAAAATTCTAATGATAAAAAATATGAAATCAGATTAAATGAAAAACAACATTATGAAATCAAATTTGGTAATAATATCAATGGTAAAAAGTTAGAAGAAGGTGATTTAGTAGCCGTATATTATTTAATGAGTAACGGAAAATCTGGAGAAGTAGGTGTAAACGCCTTACAAGCAGGAAAATTAATAAGATATACTAGTACACAATATGATGAAATTTTACAAGATGTTCAATATGAAAATATTACAATCATACCAGACGAACAGCTTAGTAATTTGATTTTTGACAATAATTCATCATCTACCTATTATTCTCAAGTTGAAGATGTAGAATCTATTAGAAATAATGCACCTAAAAGTTATAGAACTCAATATCGTTTGGTAACGGAATCAGATTTTGAAAATTATATTAAAACCAATTATTCAAATCTTGTACACGATACAAAAGTGGTTAATAATTGGGCATATGTTTCAACTTATTTGAAATATTTTTATGATATTGGAATATATGATCCTAACAATATTGGAAGAGTATTATTTAATCAAGTAAGTTATGCGGATAGTTGTAATTTTAACAATGTTTATTTATTTATTGTTCCAAAGGTTATAAGTAATACAAAGAATCCTATGTCATATCTGAATCCGTCATTAAAACAATTAATTATAAGTAGTATGCAAGATGTTAAATTATTGACTTGCGAACCTGTGCCAATTGATCCTGTTTTTATGGCTTATGATATTGGAATAGCCCAAACTGGAGTAACACCATCTTTAACTGATACTGAAAATACACAACTTTTAGTAATTAAAAAGGCCAATAGTCGAAGAGATACATCATCAATTCAGACGGACATTTATAATATTTTCTTAGATTATTTTACACGCACAAATTGTAATTTAGGTCAATTAATTGATGTTAATTATCTTTCTAATGCCATTTTAAGTGTAGATGGAGTTGAAACATATTATACAAAAAGAACAGATTCCGATAATAAATTTGAAGGTTTAAGCATGATGTCTTGGAATCCTGTTTATACAACAGATATAAAATTTGTAACACAAAATCAAATTTTAAATTATTTTCAATTTCCATTTTTAAATAATTATGAAACATTTTTAAATAAAATTGTTGTACAAACTACAATAACACGTTATGATACTATAGAATATTAAAAGTTTATTTGTAAAATTTAACTTTTTTTATAAATATTTCATATGAGTACAACATTTTATTTGTCAACATCTGTTAATATACCATATGCATTATCATATAGTGTTATTCCCCCAACAGTACAAGTTGGTAATACACAACAATATCCTTTTAAATTGACCCTTTCAGCAGCAGATACAAATGATCATATAATTGATTTATATGCACAATATAGCGGTTCGCAGCCTTATACAGAACAAAATAAATGGAGTCATCTTATACCAACATGGAGATTTTTAGATACAGATGGTAATATTGTAACAAAAATCAAGACAAATGATACACCAATATTAAGTGGAACAGAAGTTATAGGAGTTACAGGAGAATGTGAATTCTATTATATAGATGATATCAGCAGTAAATTAGGTGAACCTGTAATTATATGGAGTACATTAAGCGTAAGCTCATTACCTTTATATTCAGAGTCTAACAATGGTGAATATCCTATACCTTCTTATGCAAATTCAAAAATTGTTGTAGCTTTACCTTACTATATTAATGGTGGAATACCAGACAAATTAAATATAACCAGAAATGGTATAAATTCCATGTCAGATTCAACATATTGGATTGATCAATCAATTCCAAATATTGTAACAATTTCCTATGATAGTTATCCAGAATTTGGATGTTCATCAGATTCTATGGGAATATTGTTTGATTATCCTTCAAGTAATCAATTAGGACTTGACATGGGCAAAATTGCTTTATCTTTGGCAACAGTTCCAATTTCTGCTCAAACTTGGACAACTTTAGATGATATATCTGGTCCATATTTTCAAGCATATGATACAAATCTTTTTAAACGAGGTGGATATAGTAGAAATATTGTAAAATCTACAGAAACAAGTTTAAATACATACATTACAGCAGGTGTAAATGTTTCATATGATTCTTATAAATATACACCATTTATATGGATTTCTAATCCTGATAATAACTTATTATATAAGTTTAGATATCCTTATGTAAATCAATCTATTATAAATAATATAACTAGTTGGTTATCAGGGTTTTCAACAACAGGACAATTTTATAGTTTTAACACAGAATATTTAAATAATCGTCCAGATGTTATGTCTTTAACTGGATTTGGTGGTATTTATGGATTTGCTATTGATCCTTGTTTTAATGTGTTTGCCAGCGATGCAGAATTGGATAAAATTTATAAATTTAATAATCTTGGTGTATTAGTTTCATCTATTGATTTAAGTGATACATCAACTTTAGGTGTTTCTGGCCTTACAGGTGGTTGTACACCAGCAGGAATTTGTTTGGATTCTACAAATAAACTTTGGGTAACATTATTTGATTCTACAAGTGTTTTAAAATTTGATGGAACTACAGGACAATTATTGACTATAATAAATGCTGGTGGAAATTTAGGAACTATTGATACTGATCCAGATTTTAAACCTACAATGGTACAATCAGATAAAGATGATAATATTTGGGTGTCTTATACAAATAGTTTATATTCTTGCCTTTATAAATATGATACAACTGGTTTATCTTTAACTACTGTTACATTACCAGTATGTTCAAATCCTATGGATTTAATAGTAGATAAAGATAATAATGTATGGGTGTCTTTAACCTATCATGCCATACCCTCTGCCGGAAATGTTAACAAATATAGCGAAAATGGATTATTATTGTCTTCAATTTCTGCGTATCATCCAGAATATTTAACCTTAGATAATCAAAATAATTTGTGGTTTACTTATGGATTTAATAATATTCAAAAAGTTGATTTAACAACTGCAAGTATAACGACTACATCTATTGGTATTTCTACAATTCCAAATCTTTATGGTGATCAACTATTTTATAATGCTTTGGAAGGTATTGCAGCAGATTCTAGCAATAGAATATGGATTATAAATTCTTTAGAATCAAAAGTATATGTTCTAAGTGGAGATAGTATTTTAAATATATATGAAATTCCTACCAATAGAACACAATTTATTATAGATGATGATTTATCACAATTAGAACTTGTTAATCCTTATGAAAAATCTATACAATCTTTTGGCGATTGGACAGGATTAAGATGGTATCAAAAATATGCAACAACCACACAACAATATTTAACAGGCCAAAGTGAATTATTTAATATTGATAGTTTTTATGGTTATGATTTTAGAAAATTTAATGAATCTTGGGACGCCACAACACAAATAAGAAATTATGCATTAAATGAAAATTTATATAGCAATTATAACTTATTTGTAAATTATATCGGAACTATGATAGGCGGATTAGAAACATCGGCAAATAGTATTGCAAGAAGAATTTTTGAAAAAATTGCAAATTTTGTTCCAAATAATGCAGATGCAGACGTTTGTGGCGTAAATCAATTATACTCATTAGCAAATAGTGTTGATGTCCCTATTGATGATTATAATTTCACATATCCATCTGAATTACAAAGACTTATGGATATTTTAAGTATTGATCATAAGAAAATATGGGGATCACGTTGCAAATGTTCTTCAAATTATAGAGGAGCTTGGGGTTATTGTTCAAATTGTGGTCATAAACACGATAGTAACAGAGGAAATGCGCTAGATACAGATACTTATATTGTAAGTAGTAATATTCCTTTTCTTGCTGAATATAAATTTGATAGAGATTATTATGAAAAAATAACGCCCAAGACATCAGGCGGTACACTTTATAATGTGTCATCTGCATATTTATTAAATGATCCAACATATTATTGTTTTTACGAATATATTCCTACAATTTGTAATATTCAAGTTGAAGGTGTAATTTCATGGGACGACGAATACACTACATTGAGTGAAAATGTTAGTGGAATTGACGAATGGTATGGCAAT